GAGCGTGTGGGAGGGAAGGACAATCGACGCTGGCGTGTGAGCTGATGCCTTAAAGGAAGTTGCGGAACCATTACCCTGTGCGAGGTTCGCCCTATGCACAGGGTTTTCCTTTTTTTGGCCATAGTTATCACCGGATGCTCCTCGACTAAATCGGTAGATTCCAAGCTACTTCTTGCCGCCTATATGATCGGGAGGATGGATGCGATCCGGGAGATGGGTCAGGGCGATCAGCCTGAATCCCACCATCGGTCCCGCGCCCTTGGATTGCCAAAGAAACCGATGGTGAGCATCGGTAGTGGCCAATGATCTCGGGAAGGAGGGGACGGGTTTTTATGATTCGGCGTGTTTTACCGATGGTGAGCGTCGGTCTGACTATGGTCTCTCCGCACCACCATCGGCCATATCAAAGTGCTTACCAATAGCTTCTTACATATCTTCTATAGAAGGTAACGATGGTCTTTTGATCTCCCAGCTAGTTTTTCTCTCGGTCGCTCGAGTAGAAACTGGTGGAAAACGGCGTCGAACGTCGGATCGTCCCTTACCCACCCCCTCGGTAAGGAATCTCTTCCCACCTCGACCTCCTCGCGGTTGGGCGCACTGGCGTTGTTTTTGCGTGAATTAGCTTGGAACGTTAGGGAAGCCGATTAGTTCCCGACCTTCCGCGCCCGTTCCGTTCCGTTCCTTTGACACGGAACGGAAGCCATGAGGAATTCCCGTCACGAGTCCGCGCTCATCGAAGAGTGTGCGGCCGCTCACTCCGTCTCCGTCCGGGCCGTCAGGAACTGGCGAGTGAAGGACGACCCCCGATGGAGGGAGTTCATCCGGTCACGCGCCCAGGATTCGACCTTCGCCTTCGCCCGTCCCGAGGCCGCAGCCAAGCCGATGACCCCTGAAGAGACGGAGTTGGCAGCCGCCGTGCGCCATGCCCGTCTCTCTCTTCTCTGTGATAAGACGGAAGAGGCGGGGAATTTCAACTCCCTCGGTGCCCTGCTGAAGGCGGCATCGGAGGCTCACAAGCTCTGGCTTCAAGTCGCCGAGAACAACCTGAAGCTGGCCACCTCTGCCGGTCGGCTGGTCGAGGTGGCGAAGGTCTCGGAGTTCATCTTGGGTAACATGGCCATGGCCAAGGGCCTGATGGAGAACCTTCCAGATGTGCTGGCCGCTCGGATCGAGTCTCATTCCGATGTCGCCGGGATCGTACGCGACGAGGTGGTCGCCATCCTCCGCGAACTCGCCGCCGCCTCCGCTTCCGCGCCTTGGAATGCCAAGGCCACAGCCTCCGATGTCACCGGCCCTTCAGAAGCTTGAGGCCGATCTGGCTTCCATGTGGGAGCCTCGGCAACGACCGGATCCCCTGACATGGGCAGAGAGGGAGATCGTGCTGGATCCGCGCTTCTCGCCGCGCCCAGGGCGGTTCTCCTGTGACTTCACCCCCTACCTCCGCCAGCTTCACCTCTGGTTCGGCGACCGGAAGATCCGTCAGATCACCTTCGTCAAGTCCGCCCAGATCGGCGGCACCACCCTGCTGGCTAATCTGATCCAGTATGCCGTCGCACAGGATCCCGGCCCGATCCTCTACGTCACCTCGACCGCCGAGAATGCCAAGTCGTGGAGCGAGCGCGAACTCATCCCCCGGCTGCGATCCTGCGCGGCCATCAAGCCGGTCATGCCTGACGACCCCGATCTCTTTAAGAAGACCGAGATGCAGTTCAAGTCCTGCACCCTCAAGCTGGTCGGCTCGAACAGCGAGGCCAACCTCGCCTCCCGTCCCACCCGCTACCTCTTCTGTGACGAAGTGGACAAGTGGCCGGACGCCTCCGCGACCGAGGCCCCGTCGCTTGAGCTTGCCATGGCTCGCACGAACTTCTACCGGACCATCTGCAAGCGCGTCCTCGCATCGACGCCCACGGTAGAGACCGGCGCGATCTGGTCGCAGTTCATGGCTGGGAGCCAGCACCGCTACCATGTCGCCTGCCCGTCATGCGGAGCCGAGCAGCACCTAGAGTTCGAGCAAGTCCGCTGGTCGGATGAGCTTCGCGGTCCAGACGGGGCGTGGGATCTGGACGGCGTGGCCGATACCGCCTGCTACCAGTGCCGCGAGTGCGGCGACCTCTGGCCACAGGAGATGCAGAGAAAGCTTGTCTCGGATGGCCGGTGGATCGCGGGGAATCCCTTCGCCCCCCGCGACCATATCTCCTGCCACATCTCCGCCCTCTACTCACCCCAGATGACTTGGGGGGAGCTGGCCAAGCTCTTCCTACAGAAGTCCTCCACCCCCGGAGGGCTGCACGATTTTCGGAATACCTACGAAGGGCTCCCCTTCGAGAACCGCACCGCCTCCGTGAAGGAGGATGCCATCCTCGATCTGCGCGGCGGCTACCGGCTGCGCGAGATCCCTGGGGAGGTCACCGACGGCGGATCGCCTGCGATCCTGACACTCTGCGCCGATCCCGGCGAGAAGCAGACCCACTGGTCGGTCGAGGCTCGGAATGACCAGGGAGAGTCATGGGTCGTGGACTACGGCACCGTGCTATCCGTCGAGGATCTGATCTCCCCCGAGTTCCTTGCCGCTCGCCGCTACCAGTTGCCGGGCAGTGAGGAGATCGTCGCGCCGGTGGCCGGGCTGATCGATTCGGGCTTCCTCACCGAGCGGGTCTACTCCGTCTGTGCGAAATCGGGTGGTCTCTACTACCCCTCGAAGGGATCAGAGAGCACCTTCGGGAACTACGCAGTCACCACCATCAAGGGCCTGAACATTCTTTTGTATACCTACGGTGACACGATTTGGAAAACGCATCTGTATTTGGAACGCATCAAGAAGCGACTGCCGCCACAGCTACATCTCCCGAGCGATGTCGGGCGCGACTTCATCGAGGGGCACACCGGCCAGCAGTTACTGGAGAACAAGAACTCCAGAGTCTCCCCCTTCTACTGGAAGAAGGTGGCCAATGACCACTTCGGCGACTGCACGAAGTTGCACTGTGTTGCTTGGGCCGTGATGCGGAATAACTTCGGACGCGCCACCCCATCCGCGCCCGTTTCCGTGGATAGCAAGTGACCTTTGACGGCAGTCGTCTCCGACCCTTTGACACGGGACGGCCTACATGGCCGACTCCTACAAAATTGACCAGCTTCAAGACCTCTCCGGGGTCAAGCGGTATCTTAGGCGGAAGTTTACCGCAGAGGAGCTTGATGCCTTGGCAGACGAGGCATTTGGCAAGATTGATGAGTCGGTCGTGATCTCCTCTTCAGGTCAGGGCGGTGGAGTGAGCGGACAGATTAGCGTCCCGGCGAATCTCCTGCTCGCCGCCATTGAGGAGATCATCGCGGAAGGCCCCGGTGGCCGTCAGCTTGGAACCTCTCCCGACTTCAGCGGCATCCGCATGTCGGTTTGATTTTCTCGGGGACGCCTGAGAGATCCCGGTGCTATGGACGCAGGCTCTTTGAATGGGCCAAGGTCAAAGCTTGATATGGCTTGCCCAGCCGGGAACCAATTTTGCAGTCCAATGTTCCAAGGCTGGCGAGCGAGACTCCAAATCTTGCTGGCTCGGTTCGATTCCGAGGGGCTGTGCAAATTTTGATTTCCGTTTGATTTTGGACGGCACTCGCCTCCCGGCGAGCGGTGCCGCCCTACGGGTCACGCTTTGCGTGATCTTACGCACCGGTTCCCACCGGCTTGTTTGACAGGGGGCGTTTGAAATGCCGAAGAAATCAAACCTATCAACCCGTGGTGGTGCGCGACCCGGCGCGGGTCGCCCGAAGAAGGCAACCAACTTCTCCTCTGCCGATGGCATCGCCTCGCCGCAGCGGATGTGGATCTACGCGCCCACCTTGGACGCGAGCAAGTCTCTCACTCCCTCGGCAAGGATCGAGCAGACCAAGAAATCATTCTTCCTCTATGAGCATATCGGCCTTGCCGCCCGTGCCGTGGATGGCGTGGCCAAGTTTGTCGGGCCATTGATCCCGCAGGCCAAGACTGCCGACGAGTCATGGAACCGCATGGCAGAGCAGGCGTTCGAGGATGCCTGTGGCAATTCTGCTTTCGGCGTCGATGTCTCCAAGCAAGTCAACTTCTACGACGCTCAGGAAGTGCTCGTGAAGCAGATGGCCTTGGCTGGCGATTGCTTCTGGCAGAAGCAGACATCTAACTCAGGCCGCGCCATGTTCCGAATCATCCCCGGCGAGAATGTCGGATCGGCTCACGGGGATGTGAAGGTTGGATGGGTGGACGGCGTGAAGGTTAGCAAGCTCGGTGCGCCCGTTCGCTACCGAGTGCTCAAGGCTCCCGGCAACTACGTCGAATACAACGAGATTTCAGCCGATGATCTGACCCGAGTCGGGAAGGTTGACCGCATCGGTCAGGTGAGATCCCGCCCGTGGCTCCACCGCGCCGCCGATCACCTCCAGGACATCACCGAGATCCTTGGCTATGAGAAGATGAGCAGCAAATTAGCCAGCTCCCTAGCCTTCATCATCAAGTCGCCAGACGCGCAGAGCATTGGGCTGGGAAGCTCGCTTCAGAAGGTTCCAACAGGAAGCGGAACTATTACCCGTGACCAGATGATGGAGGGTTCGATTGTCCCCCGCCTGTTTCCGGGTGAGTCGATTGAGACGGTGAACAACACCCACCCCTCCGCGAACCTCGACACGTTCTTGAAGTATCTCCGCCGCGACATCGCGCACGGGTTCAACATGCCTGCATCGGTCCTCTTCGATCCCGAGGAGGCCGGGGGCGCGACCATGCGCTTCGCCATGGAGGATGCCGCCAAGACGATTGGCCGCATTCAGGAGATCATCATTCAGAGCTTTGCCGCCCCCTTCTGGCGGTTCTGGGTATGGCAGGAGATCGAGGCTGGTCGCTTGCCCATGCCGAACGATGGGGCTGATTGGTGGAGGTGTGAGTTCACGGCTCCACAGAAGATCAGCGTGGACATCGGTCGTGATGGTCGCCTCTACAGCGACATGCTCCTCCGCGGTCAGATCTCCCCGCAGGACTTCTACAACATGCAGGGGAAGGATCACGACAAGGTTCTCGACGATACCATCCGCGCAGCCGTCCGCCGCAAGAAGCGTGTGATGGAGATCGCCGCCGAGGAAGGCGTTGAGATCAGCGTTCAGGAAGTCTTCCCTCCTGCCCCCGGATCGCCTGTTCCACCTCCGGCACCAGACCCGGTGACTGACCCCGCCGTTTGATGGCACTCGCCTCCCAGCGAGCGGTGCCACCCTTCGGGCCACGCTGGCGCGTGGTCCAATGCGGGCGTTCCCACGCCCTTATTTGACACTCCGCATTTCTCCAATATGCAGAAGCTGACTCTCTTCGCCGCCGCCACAGGCTCACGGGTTGACCGTGAGGCTGGAGTCCTTCGCGGCGTCTCGGTGATTACCGAGGGAGAGGCCAAGGGCCACGGCATGATCGTGGACGGCAAGACGCTCGAGCAAGTCAAGGCTTGTGCTGAAACCTACGTCGATGGTCTCCGAGTCAAGATGGATCACTACACGGGAATCGACGCCATGGTCGGAGTTCTCCGGGGCTTCGAGATCGACGGCCCCCAGCTTCGCGCTGATCTCCACCTCATTAAGAGCCACGAGGATTTCGAGAAGATCCTCGAGATGGCCGAGACCATGCCTGGCTCTTTTGGTCTTTCCATCTCCTTCTCGGGAGAGAGTGAGGATGTCGAGGTTCCCTCCGATGACAGCGAAGAGGTTGAGCCGAACAGCGGCGAACTCCCTCCGTCAGTTGAAGGCGGCGTCGAGATCGTCCGTGCCGCCCGGTGCATGGAGATCTACTCCGCCGACATCGTGGATCAGCCAGCAGCGAATCCATCCGGCCTTTTTCAAGCTATGAGCGAACCAGAAACCGCCCCCGTAGAAGTTCCCGCCGAGGCTCCCGTCGAGGAGATCAAGGCCGAGGAAGTCACCGCCGAACTCGAAGTGAAAGGCCCCGAGGGGACTCAGAACCTCCCCGAGGAAGCCGCCCCTGCCGAGGCCCCCGTCGAGAAGGTCGAGGAAGTGAAGGCCGAGGAAGTTCCTGCCGAGCCTGACGCCAAGCTCGATGATGTCGTTACCGAGCTTCCAGAAGGATTCTCCTCCAAGCTCTCCGATGTTGTTCTCAATTTCGAGAACACCAAGGCCGAAGTCATCACCCTCCGCGCCGATCTCGAGACCGCCCATCGGAATCTCACCGCGCTGAAGGCTGAAGTCGAGAAGCGTGATTTGGCCATCGCCAAGCTTGAGGAGATCAAGCGCACCGCCCTCCGGGCAGTGGGCCTCCTCCCCTCCGATGTCGAGCTTGAGATCGACGCACAGGCCGCTCCCTTCAATCCCGTCGAGGCTTATGCCGCCGCCGTCGAGGCAGGCGACAAGAAACTCGCAGCCGAACTTTTCAAGGCGCACAAGACCGCGATCTTCGCGGCTCGGCGCAACTAATTTCATGAGGGACTAACTCTCAGGAAAGCCAAGCAAACCCCAACCCAACCCCACCCACCATGCCCAACACAATCGACAGCGCGCTTATCGCGTCCACGATCTCGGAGCAGGCTCAGACGGTCCTCGCCAATCGCTTGGCCGCCCTGAACCTCTTCTCGTCTGACTTCTCCTCAGAGGTCAAGAAGCCCAAGGACACCATCCAGGTGCCCATCGCCACGGCCACCGCCTCCACCCAGACAAACCCGACCAGCTTCAACAGCACGGGCGGCACGACTCTGGACAAGGCCACCGTCGCCCTCGATCACATCTACCAGCCCTTTGGCCTTGATTACTCTGACATCCAGAGCGCGATCAAGCTTGAGAAGCTGGTGAAGATCAACCTGAACGCCCTCGCCGACAAGATCTGGGCCATCGTCACCACCCCGATCACCGTTGCCAA